GCGTGGAGAACGATGATGCACCCGGCGGCAGCCACACTTCGCCACCGCCAGACAGGTCCGCGATTGCTGCATTGACCTTGGCCCCCAGATCCGCCCCCGCAAAGTTCGCTGCATACCGTCGGCCGGCGACTGTGAGTGCCTGGAAGGCAGCAAGATCGTTGACGAACTGTCCGCCGTCACGCAATGGTGTACGTGATAATGTTGGAGCGCCATTTGTGGTTGTTGCACTAAGTCCCACGTGCCACAGCCCTCGTGTGGGATTGCGTTAGTAATCCGTTGCGGTCTCGCTCGTGCGTAACGACTCTGTCCGGTTCTTTAAGTTCAGCCTGGACGGTCACGTTCGCTGGGTCGCCGTCACGGCCGTCGCGACCAGTATCACCCTTGTCGCCTTTGCCACCATCCCTCCCGTCTTTGCCATCTTTCCCGTCTGTGCCAGTTTGTCCTTGCGTGCCTTGCAGCCCTGTGTCGCCGACTAGCATTTCGACGTTTGATCGAGCGACTGCGAATCGTCCGCTGTCAGGTTGCAACCAAGACTCGATGCACGCAGCCACGTTGACTGAAAGGTCACAGGCTTTGCACTCCGTCGCACGCAAAAGATCTTCTCGCGACTTCGACACGTGGTCCCGCACGAACACGCTAAGCCTCGGCAGATCCGCCCGTGCATACAGGCACACATTCAACGCGGGCTCTATAGCCTGGGCCATCACCACAGCATGACTGTCGTAGAACTCATCTATCCACGACAGCATCGTCTCCGGCTTACTTGCAGCACGGATCGCAGCTTTGCCCTCTTTGCGAAGCATGCGAGATAGTTCCTCGTTCAATGCGTCGACCGCTGCCCTGCGTAACATCCACTGCTCCTTCACTTGCTCGCTGACTGGCTGTAGAGGCGACTGCTGTTCTTCGTCGCCGTTCGTAGGTGTCGGCGGCGGCAATGCGGGCCTCGGTGGCTGTGCCGGCTTAGGCTCCTTCGCAGCGAATTCCAGTGGCACCAAATCACGAGAGACAAAGTGGACGTCACCGGACGGACCGATGTCAGGCAGATCCTCTATCGCTCGCATTTCGTTTATCGTCATCACGCCGATCCGTGCAACCTTCAGGTAGAAGTCTGCCCTGGCTTTGTGGTCCCCACGCAGGAATTGCTTTGTGTCGAACTTGACAAATAGACCGGTGCCGCCGAGCACCTTGCGATTGATCTCACCTTCCCATCTGGAAATCCATGGGTCCATTGTGTAGATGATGAACTCACGGCCCAACTCAACTACCGATGCGTGAGCTGTGCCGTTGACCAAATCCTGGAGAAGCTGTAGCGGTACGTGGTAAGCTCGAGCAATGTCCTCGACGCCGTACCGCCTGGACTCTATCATCTGCACATCGCCGGGGCTCATTGAGGTTTGTGCATAAGTCGAACCGCCCTCGAGCAACCCAGTGCGGTGCCGTTGCCCCTGGACCCTCTCGGGGTTGAAAGCTTTGCGTGTCCGGTTGTAGGCGTCTTCACTCAGGTCACCAGGAATGGTAACGAATCCACTCGGTTGCAGGCTGTTGCCGTATAGCTCCGCACCGAACTTTGTGGCACCGATGTCTGAGCCAATCTGCTGCGACAAATGCCGAATCGGGTTGTAGCCGACCAGCCCGTCGAAACCGAACCCGGGAATGTGCAGCATGTCTTGGGCACGGATGTCACGCCCCCTGTTGCCGTGTTTGTCGTGAATCTCATAGAACAACGTGCCATCGTCTTTTCGGTTCGGCTTTGTCTGCGATGGCGCGGGTGATCGCTGCCACAACTCCACTGGCCTGCCATCCCCCGCACGGATGATTTCAGCGTACCCATTGCCGTACGTGCCGAGGTGTCCCTGTAACGTCTCCTTGAAAATGTAAGATGACGTTTCCTTGTTCGGCTCGTTGTGCAATAGCTGCCATTCTGGCGAATCCGGCACACGCTCAGACTTCCCGCCGGGCAATCTCCGGTGAACAGTTAGCGGCAACTCGCCCATCGTTTGGGCCAGCAGCGATACCGCCGACTTCAACGCAGCACACGTCAACGCAGTCTGCTCCGTGATGCGTTCGCCCGATGCCGTACGGGTACCACCGAACGCATCAAGTAGCCACCTCTCGGGGTCTTTCGCAGTGCTTAGTTGCGATCCGAATATGGCGTCTAGAAATCCCATGTTAGCCCCTCCTACGTGCGTAGAGCCCGGCAACGAGTAGTATCACGCCGCCGGCTATCGGTGCCAGCGGTGGCCACGCCCACCATAGGCCTGCGATGGCTAGCAGGCAGCCTGTTGTTATTAGGATGTCAGTCATGTCGTCTCAGCTCTCGGTCTATCGCGTCGGCCAACACGCATCCGTTGTGTTGACGTGGTGGAGGTGGTGGAGGTGGCTCTGGACGCGGTCCGGGCTTCGCGTACCGTTTACCGTCGCAAGTCGGGCAAACAATATGCCTCGGCCACCACCAATGGCTGCCAGCCTCTTGCACCTCGCCATTGCCACGACACGTCTTGCAGTAGTTCCATCCCATCACAGAAACCTCACTTCGTGGTTCTCGTAATACTCCTCGGTATGCCCACCAGCCGTCGCCATACCGATCGCCATGATCGACGCAACCGCCCCGTCGATCTTCTCGAAGCTATGCTTCTTATCCGGCCGCACATTACCGCTAGGGTCGCTGTTGGCAGCTAGGTTGTTCATGTTCCACCGAAGCACCTTGTTACCGCCATGAACCACCTTGCGGTCAATCACCAGCGTCATCATCTGTTTCATCGGGGCGTTCATCGAGACGGTGCCCTGCCGGAACTCCACCATGTCGATCCCGTCTTCCTCCGCCAGCTGCTGGGTGATCTGAGTCGCGTTCCACGGGTCGTAGCCGATCTGGCGTATCTTGTAAATCTTGTCCAACTCGTTGACACGCTTCCTGATGTACCTATAGTCGATAGACGCCCCCGGTGTCAAGGTCACTAGCCCCGCCTTGGACCATGTGACGTAGGGCTGCTTTTCCTTTCGCTCCCGTATATCCGCAGTTTCCTCTGGGCAGAAGTAGAACGGCAGCAGGTGGTGAACGTCTCTGATCTGGAAGTCTAACACCAGCGACGCCATGTCTTGGACGCTGGCCAGATCCAAGCCACCGTAACAGTCGCAGCCTTTCAAAGCGTCCAAGTCAAGCGGCTCGTCGCATGCGTCCCACCGCTGCATCGGCATCCACCGGAATGCCTGCTGCGTCCTGATGTTGAGATACAACCGCTTGAACTCATTCTCAAACGTGGGATCTTCCTGTGCCCTCGCACACTCGGCCCGTAGGAACTCTTCGGTGACCGACACGCCCATGTTCGGGTTAGCCTTAGCCCACGTCTTCGGAGACGTCCAATCATCCTCACGAGACGCTTCATAAATGACCGGTAAGAACGCATGGTCCTCAATAATCCCGTCTCGAACTTTGGTCGCATAGTCATGCTTAGCATTGCAGATCGACCCCTCTCGTTCGTAGTCGCTTGTGCTGATGTTCACGGTCAATGGCTGTGACCGTGCCCCGACCCCGGTGGCCATAGCGTCGACCAGTTCACGTGTCCGCATGGCGTGCAGTTCATCGTTCAGCGTCAGGTGCGGCGAGGTGCCGTGCTTTGTCCCGGCCTCGCTGCTCAACGCCTTGTACGAACCGTCGCCGACTACAATCGCATACTTCTGCACCGTGGCGTACTTGGACAACTCCGCACTGTTCTGGATCATCTTCGCAGCCATGCCGAAGACAAGCCGAGCCTGCTCTCGCTCGGCTGCCAGACTGTATAGCTCCGCTCCCGGCTCGCCATCACAGTAGAGCATGTAGAGAACGATGCCCGCAGCGAGTAGGCTCTTACCGTTCTTCCGGGCCACGAGTATCAACGTCTCCCGATACCGTCGAGTCCCGTCACGCTTCCAACCGAACAGGTTGACAAGGATCGCCGCCTCCCACGGCTCAAGCTCGAAGGGCTTACCGGCCCATCGCCCCTTGACGTGAGTCAACGCCTGGGGAAAGAACTCCAGCACATCACGCGCAGCATCCTCGTCAAACCAGTCGCCCGGTGCCGCCGTTTCAAACGGATCATACCCAGGGATGTTGGACGCGAGTTTGC